AGCCGTTTGGATAGCCTTTAACCTAGCCTGTTCATCTACCTCGGCTTGTTTTCGTGCTATATCAGATTGCCTTGCCCTTTCATACATCGCAGCATATTCACTCTCCCATTCTGCTCTGGCAATCAACCTTTTCTCACTCTCTTCCTCTTGCTTCATGCGTGTTTCATTAAGCCATTCGTGACCTTTATTAAGTCTGGAAGCCATATTATTCGCTTGTCTTGTTGCGGTTGAAATGTAATCGTACCACTTCATATATGACCTCCTTTATATTACTGCCTAGCCGTACTCCAAGAAGACTGTCTTCCCTTTCCGCTAGTAGGAAATAGTTTTTGACTTACCTTTGCATATTGCTCCCACCATTGCGGAACATTTTGCATGGCACTAACATAATCTCCGCTATATTCCATTGGATTGCCTGCCTTTGTCCAGCCCATATACCCTTGTAAAGCACTCAAATCCTCTGGCTCTAAATCAGCCCTTGCACTCAACGGTGCTAGCCCAAATCCTCTTTGTGCCATATCATCTTCACCCTGACCTTTGCCAAGTCCACTCTCAGTCATATAAGAACTCATCCAACTAGGAAACTCTATCCCTTCGTATGCAAAGTTCTTTTGGTCTTCTGACCTTAGAGGTCGTTCTGTCATGTTTTCCCATCGTTCAATGCCATTCCAGCCTGTTCCTGGGGAAAGAGTGTCTGGCTCGGTAGGTTTACTTGGGGGATCACCCAATTGTGACCCTCTCCAATCCGTCATTGCTTTGTTGTAATCTTCACTAGCTTGTGCCCATGCGTCTCTAGCATCTACACCAGCTTCTATATTCCTGGATGTCATCATAGCAATCTGCCCGAAACCAATAGCCCTGTCCGTATCTTCCATCCTTGACCTTATGTGCCCTATACTATTCTGAATGAGCCTTTGAGTGATAAAATCACCACTACCTTGAAATTGCTCTAACAATCCCTCCAAAGCGTTAATCTCATCTATCTGACTCATCAACTTATTATGTAATATATTCTCTGTCTGTTCCCACCTTCTTATATCAGGAGAAGTTAACCATGTGTTAGGAGTCCATGTTTTCTCCCAAGGCATACGCCATCCTTTTCCTGGGAGGTCAATGCTCTGTGTTCCTGATGGGCTATATGAATAATTAGAAGACCCAGATTGAAAGTCTCCTGGTTTGTCATACCAATTATCTGCCATTCATGTCACCTCCCATGTGCTTGCTTAAGTACTCGTTTACTGCTGGTCGCCCATGCTTCTGTATCATTGCACTTAATTGTGTTATGTCTAAATTCTCAAATTGCTTGTCCTTCTCTGCCTTCGTTGCAGGTACTTGTCCAAAAGGATAAGTCGGCGTATTCTTTGCCTTCTCATCTTGTCTCATCAGAGTTTCACTGAGTTTATCCATCGCTATGTCTAATATATTCTTGTCCATTATGGCACCATCATCCCTAATTCTGCTTTCCCTGGTACTTCTGCTCCTGTTCTTCCTCTGGAAGGAATACTGTCATATCCAGTCGGTGTTAACTCAGGTTGTCTGTTATCTCCACCTCTGCCTGTCTGCATACCCATCTCGTCAAGTATCTTCTGTACTATCTCCATGTCCCACCGTTTGGCATACAACCTTACAACCGCTTCCTGTACTACAGGGTTTTTCAAGAAGCCTTCCTCTAATAGTCCAGCCTCTATATCTTTGGCTTCTGCCTCTGACTTGTCAAAGAACTCTATCAATACCTGCCTGAGAGGATATAGCCCCGCCTTGTGTACGTTCACACCGAGGGTCTTTCTCATATCCGCAGCTTCTGGTAACTCTGCTTTCATCGCTACCTTGACGTAATAATATCCTTTTATGTCGTCTGGACCTATCTGTTTAATAGATTGTTCCTTTTCCTTCATATCAACACCCCTGACCGATATAGGATGATTGATAACCTCAATAGCCCTTGCACCCATGCCAAGAAACTCAGCTAATCCGTCCTCAAAATTCTTTAGTGGGTCTTTATATAATGGTCGTGCCTGACTGACCTCTGATTGGAAGTGAGTGCCAGAATACACGCCTGAAGGACTCTTGCCCGATAACACAGGAGAAGGCTCTGCCAATCCCTGTAACATCGCTAAATGCTGATACGCCTGTGGAGGTGCTGCTGCACCCTGCTCTAAGGTTACAAGTACGTCATCGGTTTCTATAATAGGTTTAGACGGGTCCATGTCTACTACCCCATCGGGGTATAATTGCTTGATAGACTGTTCTGAAGTTCCGTGTATCTTGGGTCTAGGCCAAGCGTACCGTGCTGTAATAGCGTCCATCTGATTTACAGCCCTAGTCCATAACTCTATCATTTCCTCATGGGCATATATGATTGACCTGTATAAATACTCAGGCTTCCCTTCAAAATGAGTATCACCTAATCCCGAAGGAATATGAACATAAGGGCAAAATCCTAAAATGTTCGGTGCAATTGCTGGAGATAAAATAGGCTCATTGTCTATCAGAAAACACCTTTTATTATCATCATAGTACGATGTCCACTTGACCTTTTCTGTAGACTTCTTTTTATCGGGATTATCCCAATTCCAGTTATTCCCTTCGCATAAATTCTCTGCCTCTGCGACTGTCATATCGTAATACTCAATCACATCTACTGGTCTGAGCCCGTTATGTGCAGGAGAACAGAATACATTTATAGGGTCTGGTAATGTCGTTATCAATGGGAAATGAGTTAATGCCCTGTCCTCTATATCTTCCTTATTGTAATCCTCCTTCTTCTTGTCAATGCCATAGTAATAATCGTCAATCCATAGCTTAAGAAAGACCTCTCCACGTTTCAGTTCCTTCCTGACTCCCTGCTTTAACAGGATAACCAATGTCTCCAACCATGCGTTGTAGAAGGTCTCTAACTTTGCAGCCTTTTCCCTTGCAGCGGATGTCCTCTTTTCCGCAGGTACTACAGCCCTTGGATTGTCCATTGTAAAATGTCTGACTCCCGTCTCTACCCATTCCCTTGCTGTATTAGGAGTCATTTGTGTTATCCCTAAATTATCAGGTATGCCAGCATTATATGTCAGTTCGTAAAATCCATCATCCCTTTTCTGTTGCTCATGGAGAGCACCATAATATAAAACCCTTGCATCCCTTTCTGTTTTTATCTTATCTATTGTTGGTTTCTTCATAGCCCTCCTTGGAGGTTACGTCCTCACAAATGTCCTCTTACCTGCTGGTGCTTTCATCCTCATTACGGGTAGTCTCCCTGACTTCCCTGTATAACCATACTTGTTTGCTAAGTAATAAATCACCGCTTTAGTCGCATGGTTGTCCTTATCAATTAACTTATTTGTGTGTACATTCCTCATCCACATACCACCGCCTACTGGACTCTGACACCCTCCACATTCTGATATGAAACCTTTACAATGAGAGTCAACTAATAGTTTAGTCTTACTAGTATTCGGGTTGACCTTTAAATAACTTCGTAAAAGTTCAAGCCCTTCTTCCTCTTTTACCTTTCTTGACCTTAAATGAAACCCTGTCCTATTTTCCCATACCTCAACAGCAGAAGCCCTGTCATGGTGCTGGTTTCCTGCTACGTCTATCGTTCCACCTTCTACCAAAGACCACCAGTCTTTCTGCTGTGCTATGGTTATCATATCCTCTGTTACGATGTTCTGTAAGTAAACTTCATCCACTATTACAGGAATACCGTCCCATTCCTGTATGGCTTCCAAGGCATGAGCACCTGCGTATCCAGGGTCTATTGTAATCTCAACTGGTATGTCGGGTCTGAACCTATAGTCTCCAACATGAACCTTGTTTGAAAACTCAGGTATTGCCATACCCACTGGAGGACAAGGTAAACCACCATATCTCTCTAAGAATATGTCATGTGGCGTTATTTCCTCTAATCGTAATATCTCAGGGTCTTGTCTCCCACCTTCATAGATAGCTGAATTAGTCCATGACGGCAAGGAAAAAGACTTCCCTCCCTCTTCATTATATCCCTGCCACCTTGTAAAGTATTCAGGGTAAAATCCAAGACTGGACTCAAACGTTCCTTCCAGTATCAACCACCCTCTTTTCTCTGCCAGCCTTCCCATTAGCTTTAATAAAGCGTAATAGGTTATCTGTGCTGCCTCTGCTACTAATATTCCATCTGGAGCTTCAGTAGCTATCTTTGTTTCGTCTTTTGTCGGGAGAGTGATAATCTTCTTACCATTGAGAAACCTAATCTCACCAGGGTCTATGTTCGTTGACGCATATTCTAATATACCAAGTTTCCTGAAATCCTCAACAAAATAACTGAACTCTGCCCTGACAGCGTTGTATTCTTTGCCAACAAGCCAAAACAAATCACCTGTAAAAAGTTTAGGCAACGCCTTTACGGTTGCAGTTCTCGAATTATGAGTAAGGATATAATCTCCAGCAAGATATAATGCAGACGGGGAACTCACTGAAATACACTTAACTGGAACAGACTTAACTAATTCAACGCTTCTAATATAGCGATTTTGAGTATGCCCTGCTGGTTTTCTATTTTGTTTATCTCTCTTTCTTGCTAAATGGAATACTGATAATGGAGTAGAAAATGTTAATGTATAAGCTATACCACAATCTTTGCCATATAGCTTAGCCGTCTTGCTTCGCTTCCAACTCTTAATCCCTAAACTAGAAAGCAATTCCCTGACATTATCTATTAAAACTTCATTCTTATTGTAGAACTCACTATCTTCCCGTGTAGCACTTCCATCCGTGTCCATTAGTCCACGAAGTAACTCTAATCGTTGTTCTATTGATGACTGTAAATATTGTTGTGGGATATGTTTATTATTTTTAAGATTATGTATTCTTAGCAACTTATAAAGCGTTTTTATGCGGTGGCGAAACCTACACTTGAGTGGGTATGTGTCATACCCTAGTTTCTGTATTTTCTCAACAGTCTCTATGTCTACATCATCAATCGTTATAACCCCATCATTTGAATTGCCATCCCCTAACCAAACTCCTAATACATATGGATGTATGGGAAGTTCTTGCTCTGGATATTCCACAGGGGATACTACAGGGATTGAAAGATTGGACATATAGCCACAACCCCATTTTGTTTTGGGCTTTTCAAGAGTTAAATTGAGTAATAACTCCTCTGTAGTTAATACGCTATGTTTTCTTCCCCTGATATTGCATGGTGGATTTACGTGAAATTCTATCCCGTTTTTCTTTTTACGGTTAGTATTTTTTCTATCATGCTCTGTTTGTACAGACCATAGATGGGAAGCATCCGCAATTATTTCAGCCCCAGTATCAAAGACTACTTTGTAACAAGTATGGTCATACTGAACACTCGATACCCATGTTATGGTTGTTTCCGTCCCGTCATCAGTAAATACTTTATCCCCAGCCTTCAACTCCCCCATAGTGCGCCAGCCGATAGGCGTTGGTATTCTACTGTCAATGTGGATTGCCTTCCCACTCCTTTCACCACCTGCTATAAGCGTAAATCGAGAGTCGTCAAGTAATATAGGTAACTGCCCTTCCGTAGCCTTAAAGCCTAGCCTGTCATATAATCCCTTTTTAACTTCTAATGAACCCACTAATCACTCCAATAATATTCGTATCCCCACGAACTATCCCACGTTATGTTATCCATATTTCCTCCATAAAAAAAGGACACCTTTCGATGTCCTTTCAGTAGCACCCTTAATAGCCTCTTATCTAGATAGCGACTCTAGCACTATTAAGGATTTACGCTACTGTGATGTGTTTCATCTCGGTCTACACATCGGGGAATAATTAACTAGCACAAGTTGCGATCTTGTACCGCCGAGTTTCCCCTCTACAGCCAGTAGCCTACACTGAAAGTCAATCCAACATCGTGCTACTCAATCATCACTAGCCCCGAAGGGTGGCTGTGTTTGTCTTGGTGAAGAGGGGACTCATAATTATATCATGAGTCGCACCCCCTAAAATCATATTCCCCATTCATGCCCGCAATTCGGACACTTGACCATCTTGACCCTCGGTACACTGGGGTCTACTCCCTCAACGTACTTTTTAATTAGTTTATGCCAGCTTATATTTTTCCCCTCTGGTAATTCGTCTAAACTA